GGGTGACTCGATGTAAGGCAGCCACCAGCCATCAGCGATCGGCCAGGCGTCATCATCCCAAAGGAAGAGATGCTCACACCCGGCATTCATCAGCGCAGTAAGGCTGGCGTTCTTCGATGCCACAATGCCCAGCGATTTATCGTGCCGAATCAGCTTAACGCTGGCGGGCACTATAGCTGGTGGCTGTGAACCATCATCAACAACAACCACCAGCGCGCTGGCAGGTAAATACCGGAGATGATGCTCCAGCGCCTTGCTGAGTACAGCATCGCGATTGTGCGTGGAAATAGCAATGCCGATCCGGCTACAGGCCGTATTGCTGACAGGCGCGTACGGGACTCCATCGATAGTGACCTGCATAAAGTTTCCTTTTAGATGTGAGCCTGTCGCATGGGAAAGCCGCCCGAGAAAGCAGCTTTCCCCAGGCTCACGACTGAAAGACTCTCGATTGTTTAGCGCATGCGAGGCGCAATAAAAAAGCCACCAGCGGATGCCAGTGGCCTAGAATACGGTTGCAATGAAACCTCTTAGAGGCAGCTACCTAGCGTTTTCTTACTTTGAATGCAAATCTGTAGCCATTATTCCTTAAATCATCACGCACCACATCACTGTTTAAAGCTGAGTTCTGGCTAAAAGTGTCATGTCCCCGCTGTATTCTTCGATAGGTTGTGAATGAACACTGATGAAAGCCAGGCAGTGACGCTATGATGGATTCAATGTTGCTGCCCGCGGGCACTATAATATAGCCCCATTTGGAGTGGTGAATTTTGTAAATATCAACTAGCATGCTGACCTCTCTAATTTGCTCCTTTAATATATCGGCAAAACTAGAAGTTTAATTAACTATTTTTTCCCTGGTTAAGGCAGTGTTCATTTATGTTGTTTGCAGATAGCTAACCTGCTTTGTCACTGTAGCGATACTCTCTATATTAGCGTGCCCTTTATTTCAGCACGCATATTTGCTGTATCGAGGTAATGACGAAGTACTTTTCCTCAATACCAAGCGCTTTGGCCATGTCTGCGACATAGTCAGCCAGATCAACATCGATGATGTCAGGATCGTCAGTGCTCATGAAGCGTGAGCCCTTCTGCATCAGTTGCCAGTCGCGTGTGTATGCTTCCCAGACAATGAAGAAAGTCATTGTTGCTGCCTCCGTATTTATTTCTGAAATTATAGGAGGCTAAACAAAATACAGGCAGCGCAGGAGCAGTTAAATCTACTGATGCAGTAGGATTCTTCCCAATACTCACCGCTTACGCTTGTTGTTTGGGCATTGTGTGCAACAGTTAAATCTCCTCACTGTGGCTCCTACCCACACCAGGGGAAGCTCAGGGATGAGCACGTCGTAGCAATGACAAGTATCTCTTCAAATCAAGCATGCATTATTGCAGCCCTCACCTGGAGGGCTTTTTTTTACGCAAATAAGCCGTCAAACCGACACAAATCAAAAAAGTACATAAGAAACCTACTGATTTGACTTAGGTTAAACATCTATTTATCCACTTTGCACTATGCTTCGCTTGTTATACGTAACGAGCGACCGTTTTGGTCTCCCTTCCGAAGTGCTGGATTTCATTTCGGAGGGGACATTTTTTCCAGCCCACCCGCAATATTCTGCCTGCTCTCTTCAATCTGCCGGATGGCAGCGCGATCGATATTGCACTGCCCCACCAGCCGTATAACTGCGCACTGAGCTGAACGCTGTCACCGAACGTCATACCGTCTGGCGTACTCTTCGCCGTCCTGAGTGGTGATGGTGATTTCGTAGATGTCGGACGTTTGCCCGCCCTCTGTTGGTCATTATCGAAGCCGCTCATTGAAGAGCTTCTGTAATGTCCATGGTGATGACATTAAAAAACCGCCCGTAGGCGGTCATTAGTAGATTTCATTTAACCATTGTTAGCGGATGATTCTATCGCCTCGAATGAGGTTGTCTCTACCGATCTTAGCCATTGATTCTATTCAGTACAGATCGGGGCACTTTATGGGATTCAATGGTGGGTTTACCGCTTCAATTTCCTTTTCAACATCGAATGCCGACAATGCTTCGGTGGAAGCAATCATATACTTGTCACCATTTTTTAAAGCGAATTCACTAATGAAATAGGTATCATCCAGAGGAGTGGTTATTTCCGCCTCTGCATCCCGGCTATAGAATTTACCTACCCGGTTATCTTCCTTTACGGATATATCAATGTTGCCGTGGGCAAGCTGTCCGATCCATACTTCTCCATGGCGTAAGCCACCAAGAACGAGATACTCAACATATTTTTCTTCACTCATGCTCTACTCCTTTTCAAAGGTGAGCATTAAATATGGCATGAATCCATCATCAGGCGCACTCGCAAATGCGCCTTGTGATGAAAGCCGTTGTGAAATAGGCTCTCAACTTTTTTACGCTGCAAGGTGGTGCTGTTCTTCGATAAGCGGCTGGCGGTGGTTGCGTTCAAACATGCCACGCAGCACTTCTTTCCGCTGCTCAAAGTCCCAGCCCATGCTGATGAATACCGTGTTCGCGCGCTGTAGCTCAGTGATGCAATGGATCTGCTCAGGGGTCAGGTAATCGCGGATGGGCTCTTTCTTCCCGATTTCGTGATACACCCGGAACTTAGCCGCCGTCATACCCAGCGCCAAACGGTTAATCAAGTCGGCTTCATTGCTAAAGTGATGCGGTGCGATCTGCTTACCCTGGGCCTCTCGCTCATGCTTGATGGCGTCGGTCATGGGTTTGTATTCCAGGCGCGCGGAGTTGCGATCCATTTTCTTCTTCGCCAGCGCACTACGCATTGAGAAGAATTCTGCGACCAGTCGTTTTTTGAACGCCCGGACTAATTCGTTGTTTCGCATGTAGGTGATTAGTAGCGTGGTTTGCTGTTCATTTAACAGTGCCACCCTCTGCTTTTGCTTGCCGCCTTTAGTGTCAAAGGTTCGGATTTCAAATCCGACCCCTCCAAATTCCTCAAGGTCTCTTTTGTTACGGTCAACCAGCTTGATGATGGTGTCATGGCCACGCCCTACCCCTTCAGCGATGACTGCGGTATTGGTGAAAAGGTCGAGTTTCTTAATCTCTACTAATTGCATAGCGTTTACCTTACTTGTGAGATGAACCTTTGCCGAAATGAAACGCCAGCCCACCGAAGGCTCGCCAGCACTAAACTGACGTCTCCAAAGGCTCATTTCACAGGTTAGGGTTCGGTGTGTTTGTGGTCATGCTCTGCCATTTCGGGTGGCAGTTCTTCTTGGGGTTTGTCATGCCCAATAAAAAAGCCCCGAGGTTATCGGGGCTGATTTTCTTGAGTTAGCAAATTTGAATCTTCGTGCGGGTTGTCTGCTATCTCAGGCATTGAGTGTTGATGTATCCCTGCAAATATCCGACCTGGGCCGTTACTGTTTCGATTCGCTCTCTGAGGGTGAAATAATTTCGCTCAGCGGAGTCAGTAGGTCGGGGGCTGGAAGCATCGCCCATGCCGCCGGGGCCGGGCGCTCCGCTCGTTGGACATCTGGCGTTGAGCTGCAACCGGCGCTTACCAGAAGCAACATCGTGCTCAAGCTGATCGATAGTGGCTTTAGCATCTGCCAGTTCTCCCATATATTTAGCATCAAGTGCAGCAACGTCACGCTGGCGCACTTTCATGTCGGCGATTGTGTCGTTAGCCAGCTTCAGGCCGTGGGTGGCTTTATCACGCTGGTCTTTAAAGGTGATCGCGTTGTTGCGGTAATGGTTAATCGTCCAGGCGATGGACAGAACGCCAGCGAGTAAAAGCAAAGCCGCGGCGGCTTTCCAGCTGGAGATCATTTTTTGCCGTCCGAGAGAAACAGCGCGCGCTCTGCCTCACGACGCCGCGTAAGGCCCGGCTGTACTTTGCCACCAGCCTTATTCCAGCGCGGGAACTCATCAGCCGCACCGGTGTAATAACCAGCGTTAAGCTTTTGCAGTAGCGTGGAAGTCGAAAGCGCGCGGGCGCCGAGGTTATAGGCGAACGAGACCAGCGCATCAAACTGACCCTGCGTCAGCTTCACCTTCACCAGCTTCGACACGTCACTTTCGTAGCCCACCAGCCCGGTGCGTAGCAGGCGCTCGGCGGTTTCTTCTTTGATGGTCATGCCTGGGCGGATCGGTTTGCCGTCCACTGGCTGTGTCCAGCCATAACCAATTGTCCAGACGCCCACACTGTCCTGATACGCTGTGAGGCGCAGGCCTTCAAACTGCTTGATGAGAGAAATGCCTTTATCGCTGATCCGCATTATTCTGGCCTCAGTACGTTAAACAGACGCGCCACGTTGCCCCGCGCTTTGAACACTGCAGCGCAGATGATGAGATTCAACATGACGGTCGCCCAGTGGACGTGGAAATAGAAATCGAACATGAAACGGAAAGGGACGCTGGCATAAGCGAGGATGATCACGTATGCCAGCCAGGAGGCCCATACATTGTGTTTTCCGCCTGGCTTACGGAACATCATCAGGCGGATCACGATCATCGTGCAGGCGGCGACATTCGTCAGC